GGTGGCCGCCGCGGGAGGCCGCGTAGAGCACCGTATTGCCGACGACGCAGGGCTGCACGTTATTGGCGCCGATGTAGGCCTGTGGCTTGACCGTCACGTTGGTCGCGGCGATCGCGTTACCGTCGCTCGAGTACATCCGGAACTCGTTCGTCGCGGTCAGCAGGATGACGTCCTGCACCGGGACGATGTGGCGGATGGCGCTCGCTTCGCGGGCCGCGATACGCAGCGACAGGCGATCGTCGGCCACGCTCGGGATGTGATAGTTGATGTTCGCTTCGGTGCCCGAGCGGGTCGCAATTAGGCTCTGCGGCGACAGCGTCCAGCCGGCAAAGGCGCGGCGCTGCTCGAAGTAGCCGACGGCCGCGGGGTAATAACCGGCGCCGGTCGCAAACGTCGTATCGAGGTTCGGCGGCGTTTGGCTGATATCGGCGGTGATGTTGGTGTCGGTGAAGTTCAGGCCGCCGGCCTGCCCGATGTAGCCGTACAGGCCATTCGAGTACTTGTAGACGTTGTAACGCGTCGCGCCCGAGACTGCCGACCAGCTGATCGTGATGTAGTTGTTGGCGACCGTCAGATCGGAGGACGCCGTGCCGGTCGACGTCGATTGCAGCGACTCATCGAGATTGTTGGTCGACGAGACCGCCGTCACCTTGTACGAGTACGTCTTTGGCGTACCGCCGCCCGGGCCGCCCGACGCCGCGGATACCGACGACGGCGCACTGATGGTCGGCTGGAACGAGATGCTCGCCAGCTGCCAGTTGGTGGCGCCGTAGCGGCGCAGCTCGTAGGGCGGGTAATTCGGGTGGACCAGCGTCAGAACGTCCGCCGACTGCACGTAGTGGATGTTGAAGAGATCCGCCGCGGCATAGGGACTTGGGATCTCGTAGGTGCCATCGGCCGGCATCGCGTACCAGTAGGTCGCGTTCGGCGGTGCCTGGTTGATGTTCGCGGCGATGCAGTAGTAGTAGGTCGAGCCGCTATAGACGATGTCGCCGATGGCGTAGGCGGTCGCGTTCGACCAGGCGACGGTGCGCCAGTTGGCGCTCGGGGGCGCCGAGTTCGTGTTGGTCGTGATGCAGGCGTAGGTCACGCCGCCGTTGGTGACGAGGTCGTTCGGGCCGTAGGTCGAGCTCGAATTCCACGCCGTCGGCAAGTACAGCAGCGTCGCGCCCTGGGTGTGCCAGCGGATGAAGCCAGCGCCGAGCTCGATCGCGAAGGTCTGGGTGTTCGTGTACGAGAACGAGATGATTCGCGTCGGGAGAGCGTTGTTGCCGACCTCTTTGACGAACTGGGTGCCGGTGCGATTGCGGACCGGGCCATGGGGTTGAACGATGAAGTTCCGGCAGGTGGCGAGACCGGCCTGAAACTTGTTGAGGTCGACGCGTCCGAACAATTCCGGGGTGAGCTCCCCGGAGCTGAACGCACGCGCCATCGTACGAATGGTGGGCATCAGCGACTGACCATCCACGCCACCGACTGGGCGATATTGGTGCGGCGCTGGTTCGCATCCGAGGTGGTTGCCTTGCCGAGCATCGCCATCGCTTCCTGGCGCAAGACCCCGGCGATCTGGCGCCCTTCAGCGCCCTTCACGATGGCGCCGGCAAGCTTCGAGGCCAGCCACAGGGCCAGCGTTTCGGTGAAGAGCGGCGAGAACGTCGTCGTATCGGTCACGATGCCGGTGTACTTGAGCACCGCGTTTTGCACGTTCGTATAGACGAGATCGCGACCGGTCGAGTCGGTTTCGACGACGAACGGCTGCGGCTCGTAGACGCCCGGTTGCGAGTTGGTCGCGAGCGGCACGATGCCGTACATCGGCAGCTGACCGGAGAAGTCATCCGGTGCATTCGGGTCGATAATGGTCAGGTAATTGGCGACGTCGGACGGCCCGACGTACACGTACTGCCACTGATTGCTGGTGCTGCCCGAAAGCGCGAGGCTCACGCGCTTGGTCGCAAAGCCCCAGGGGTGCAGCTCGAGCAGCGAGTTGCGGGCGATGGGATAGAACCGAGCGCAGTGCCCTGCCTGGGCGCTCGTGTCGGGTGGATTGATACTGGAGACCTGTGCGGCATCACCCAGATGCGCGAGGGCCAAATTGCAAATATCGACTTCGGATGCCACGGTCTTCCCCTCACATAGACGAACGGGGGCACTAAGGCCCCCGTTCGATTAACGCCATCAGGGGGCGATCAGGCCAGGGACTGCCCCACGCTCACGTTCAGTTCGGCAGCGGCAGCCTTGATGAGATCGGCGGACGGCTTCGGATCGAGGGTCTTGAGAACCTCGTCAAAGTCGACCGGGGTCACTTCATCCGGAGACACCCCGCGGGAAGCGGCGTGCATCCGCAGCGTGCCGACCAGTTTGGCCAAATCGCTTGGCGTCTGGTTTTCGGCGACCGCTTTCTGGGCTGCCTTGTCGATCGGCTTCAGGTTCGTGCCGGGCTCGCCATCGAAATCGATGGTGTCGCCCGGCTGTACGAGCCGGTTGTCGATGAACGAAAGCGAGAGGACTTCGTACTTGGCCATTTCGCTTTACCCTTAGAGGACCGCGAAGCCGGACGCGTAGTTGACCTGCTTGTCCGCGATCGTGGTCGTGATGTTGGCGAAGTACGCGCCAGCGGCCACCGCACCCACGAGCTGGTAACGGATGCCGATGTAGCGACGAGCCGGGTACGGATCCACACGGTCGTAATGCAGGGGAACCTGCACGCCGGCCGCGAGGGTGGCCACGGCGATCGCGTCGGTCTGCACGATGACCTGCACGTTCGTCGTCAGCGCCGCGTCGTCCGCCTCGATCAGCTGAAACTGCACCGAGGTGCCACCGCTGGCCGCGGTGACGACCTGGATGGCGACTTCCAGCGCCTGACCTTTACCGAGGTCGCGAGCGACGCCGAGGTCGTAGGTGTTGGTCGAGAGGACCGACGTGTTGGTACCGGTGACCGTCTGGCCGCCGATGACACCGGCGGCAGACAGCGAGCCCGAGAGGATGGTGTTTGCGTCGAGAAGCATGTTGGTATTCCTTCTGAGTTCGGGCTTAGACCACGCGGGTCTCGGTGTTCAGGATCTGGTCGACGCGACGCAGCGGGATGCCTTCGAACGACATCCAGCTCTGCGGCGTGCCGAACTGGTTCAGACCCTTCTCGACCGACAGTGCGTAGTTCGACTTGTTGAGCGCCTGAACGCGGAGCATCGAGTACACGGTGCGGTTCATGTAGAACGCAGCGCGGCCGGCGCCCCAGTTCGGGATGCGGTCGAGAGCGCGCGACATCAACGTGATCAGGTCGGCAGCCGAGGACTGCGCCACCAGGTTGGCCGTGTTGATGTTCGCGATGCGAACCACGTAGCGCCAGTCCTTGACGACCAGACCGTTCTTCCACTGGTAGTGGGTCTGCAGCGCTTGGTACGGGTTCAGGTTGGCGTCGTACACCGTCAGCTGACCCATATCCTCGTGGATGAGGCCGGCCTTCGAGCCCTTCGGGAAGGTGCAGAACGCGGTGTTCTCGCCCCAGACCGTGAGCCAGATCGAGGTGTTGTTCGAGCTCGTGCCGCCCGCGTCGATGATGTTCTGGGCGTTGCCGGCGCCCGAGATCGCGCCGTAGCGGGTCGCGAGACCCGTGTACGCGGCCGGGTTGGTCGAGACGTTGCCGTAGAACATCGTCTGCGCCTGCGCCTGGTTCATCGCTTCCAGGAACGCGGTGTCCTCCGACAGACGGAACTGCGAGGTGTTGCCGTTGAGCTCGGCGAGGTCCTTGTCGATGCGCGCGTACGCCTCGAGCATACCGATGCCTTCGTCGACCTGGGCGGTCGTGCTCTTGGAGCCCGGCACACCGGCGTTCAGCTGACGCCAGTAGACGGCCGGGAGGCCCGTGCGGATCGTGACGCGGTGACCGGTCGGGAGGTTGCCCTCGACGAACACGGCGTCCTCGAGGATCTCGTTCGACTGCGAGAGCAGCTCGGCGACGACGGGGACTTTGCCATCCGGATCGAGACGCTTGGCCCAATCAGCGAGGGTCAATGCGCCAGTGGAGAGAGTTGCCATGATTCAATTTCCTTCTTAGGGTTTGGTGCCGTAGAGCTTGTCCGCGGCGCTGCCGAGGGGCGTGGCCCCTGCGCCGCCGGGGACGAAGCGGTCCTGACTGACGAGTCGTCCGATCTTCACGAATCCACGGATCATCTCCGGGTGATTCCCGAGACCGGTTTGGTCCAGCAGCTTTACGAATTCCGGCGAGAAGTGCGCATCGATGCCCTTCTTCGCGACCGACAGATTCTCGGCGAACTTGTCGCCGCCGATTTCCTTGTCGGCCTTGGCCTCGGCTTCCCACCCTTCGATCGTCGCCTTGAAGCGCTCGGCCTGCTGCTGCGCAATCAACGGCGCAACATCGGAGAGGAGCTTCTGGGCGCCGTCCTGGGTGAGGTTCAACTCCTTGGCGACTTCGGAATATTTCCCGATCACCTTGTCGTCGAACTGGATGCCTTCGGTCGGCTTGAACTCGTACTTCTCGGGCGCGCCTTGCGGCGTGCTCGGTTCGGCCGTGGCAGTTTCAGCGGGTGCTGGAGCTGCTGCAGGCGTCTGCTGCGTGTCGGTTGAAGGCGCAGGAGCTGGCGCGGCAGCCGGAGCTGCTGCGGGAACCGTGGCGCTTGTGTCCGACGGGGTTGCTGCTACTGCGGCGTCAGTGGTCGCTTGTCCGCTCGTTTCGCTCATTGTCTCTCTGCTCTTGGAGCATCAAGGTGTACGCTTCGGGGACGTGCTCGTGGATCATGGCCAAGACCTGCAACCCGATATTGCGAGCGCCTTCTCTGAAGAAGGTCTCCGAGTTGCCGGTGAAGGAACTCCTAAACACGCCGGCCTTTTCGAGTAGGCGCCAGGCAAACCGGCGACCCCTCTTGTTGGACATCACCCATTTGAAGTCAGCGATCTCAATCTGCGTGCGGATTTTGGCGCGATTCAGCGCGTCTTCCTGCGCGTCTTCTTGAGCTCGTAGATCCGTCGGGTCATATCCAGACATGGTCGCAGTCTATGAGTGCGACTCTTTGGGTTGCACACCGTCACCGGCGTCGCATGAAGGTCCCGCCGCCGGTCGCAACCATCGTTCCGGTGTAGTCGTTGCCGTTGGGTCCGTACTGCACGCCAGCCGCAACCTGGCTCGGCAATGGCCACACTGCCAACGAGTCCGACATGTACGGAAGATCGGCGCCATCGTTCGCGGCCATCGAGCCCGTGACGAGTCCAATGACGCCGGACATCGAAGCGAGGTCGGCGCCCTCGAGGCCGGCAAGCGTCGCTGTAATCGCCAGCGATCCCGCAAGGCTTGCAGTGTCGGCGCCATCCGTTGTAAGGGTCGTGCCCGAGATCGCAAGCGTACCGGTGAGCGCTGGCGTATCGGCGCCGTCGGTGGTTGCAGTTGTCCCTGAGACGGCCAGCGATCCGGACAAGCTCGGCGTGTCGGCGCTGTCCGTCGTTGCCGTGGTTCCGGACACGATCGCCACACCGGTGACCGAGGGGGAGTCAGCGCCATCGGTCGTGGCGATCGTGCCGGTAATCGTTGATCCGGCGACCGATCCCGTGAGTGCGGGGGTGTCAGCGCCATCGGTGGTTGTCGTCGTACCGCTGACTGCCAACGAACCGGATAGGCTGGGCGTGTCCGCACCATCCGTTGTCGTGGTCGTTCCAGCGGTTGCCAAGGAGCCAGCGAAGCTCGGAACGTCTACGTCATCGGTGGTTGCGGTCGTGCCCGTGACCGACTGGTTACCCGAGAGGTTGGGGGTATCCGTTCCGTCGGTTGTTGTGGTGGACCCCGCCACAGACAGAGAGCCGGTCAGGGCCGGGG